TGCCATATATGGCAACAAGGACCACAATTAAAAGTGTTGACAATGATTGACTTATCCTATATTATCCAAGATATGAAAACAAATACAGACAATAGAACAGAAGAACGAAGAAACAGATTCAACAATGAGTCTGTTATGCTAACAAAAGAAGAGGCTAAGATTCATGATAGATTATTTATAAATGAACTAGCCGCAACATTAGAGGACAAAGCAGCAGGTTATGATGGTGCATCTAAACTATGGGATAAGGTACGAGCCGACATCGAGTGGTTTACAAAGCACAATGCGAAAGCATATATGGTCTTGCTAGATTAACTTCCTAACCCTGGCCCATGACGTTTTATACGCAGAAGAGATTGGGCCAGGGATCCTAAACAAATCTCAATTACAAGTTGTATCGCGACCCCTATCCCCCCTTTTTGTAAAAAGGGGTCCCACTACTCTAGGTTGTATTGCTTGATTTACAGTGTCATAGCTGTTAAAAACATTTCGAACATCTTATAAAGGTGCAAAAATTTTTTAAAAAATTTTTATGGATTTAAATAAAGTAGACATAAACAAATTACCTGCAGACGTAAGAAAAACTTTTAAAAAACTGCAAGTAATGCATGCAGAAAAAAAGATACAGAACAAAGCTAAAGATGACTTTCTTTCTTTTGTAAAATGTATGTGGCCTGATTTTATAGAGGGGTCCCATCACAGACACATAGCAGATAAATTTAATAAATTAGCAACCGGTGAAATAAATCGTTTGATCATTAATATGCCTCCTAGGCATACAAAATCTGAATTTGCATCTTATCTTTTACCAGCATGGATGGTGGGCCGTGAGCCAAAGTTAAAGATCATTCAAGCAACTCACACAGGAGAACTTGCAATTAGATTTGGTCGTAAGGCAAAAAATTTAATTGACTCAGAAGATTATACAAAAATTTTTAAAACAAGATTACAAGAAGACTCAAAAGCAGCAGGCCGTTGGGAGACAGCACAGGGCGGTGAGTATTTTGCAGCTGGTGTTGGTGGAGCAATTACAGGTCGTGGTGCTGATTTATTAATTATAGATGACCCACACTCAGAACAAGATGCAATGTCCAAGACTGCTCTTGAAGGAGCTTACGAGTGGTATACGTCAGGTCCTCGTCAGCGTTTACAACCTGGTGGTAAAATAGTTTTGGTTATGACTAGATGGTCAACAAAAGATTTAACAGGGATGCTCGTTAAGAATCAAAGTGAGGCTAAAGCTGATCAATGGCACGTGGTCGAATTTCCAGCAATCATGGACCAAGGATCACGGCCCAAGCCTGTATGGCCCGAGTATTGGAAGTTAGAAGAGTTAGAAAAAGTTCAAGCAACTCTACCTGTTGCTAAATGGAATGCTCAATGGATGCAATCACCAACCTCGGAACAAGGTGCAATATTAAAACGTGAGTGGTGGAGAATTTATGAAGGTGAAGATATTCCACAATTACATCATGTCATACAATCTTACGATACAGCTTTTCTTAAAAAAGAAACAGCAGACTATAGTGCTATTACTACCTGGGGTGTTTTCTATCCTAATCAAGACTCACCAGCTAATCTGATATTATTAGATGCAGTGAAAGGTCGGTATGAGTTTCCAGAACTAAGGCGCATGGCTCTTGATCAATATAAATACTGGCAGCCAGAATCAGTTATTATAGAAGCAAAAGCTAGTGGTCTACCTTTGACATACGAGCTTAGACAGATGGATATACCTGTTGTAAACTTCACCCCGTCACGAGGAAACGATAAGCACGTTCGTGTAAATGCGGTTGCACCTTTGTTTGAATCTGGTATGATATGGTGTCCTGAGCAAAAGTTTGCTGAGGAGGTCATGGAAGAATGCGCAGCGTTCCCATATGGCGATCATGATGACCTTGTGGATTCTACGACACAAGCGATTATGCGATTCAGGCAGGGCGGTCTGATCGGTCACCCTGAAGATTACGTAGATGAAAAGGCAGAAAAACCTAAAAGGAAGTATTACTAATGGCAGTAAGATTTGGAATGACAATAGCTGAAATAATCGCTCAACTGACGAGAGGTTTTAGATCAGTTGCCGGTAGAGCTCCAGATGGTATTGAGAAGTTAAAAATTCAACAAGAAGCATTTCAAAGATTTAAAGATATGAACAAGGTTGTCGACATGGAAGGTCGAACTCTTGATTCAAGTAAAACTATCATGGGTGGCACACAAGAAGGCGCTGCTCTTCGATCAGGAATTATGAAAGCAACAGGAGCAGGACCTAAAAAAGTTTCAGACAGTATGAAAAAACAGATAGAAGATAAATATGGAATTACATTACAAGGTGATGAAACCATGGGTGAGATACAAAAAATTATTGATGATCTACCAACTAAAAAAGCAGATGGTGGACGTATTGGTTACAAGATAGGTTCTGTTGATAAAGCGCGTAGAGCATTTTTAAAAACTGTGGGAGCGGTTGGTGCAGGTATCGGTGCATTAAAAACTGGTATACTAGGACTTACTAAAGGTGCAGCACCGGTTGCAACTGAGGCTGTAAAATCTGCCGGATCAACAACAGCACCACCATCATATTTTTTTAAACTTATGGAAAAAATTAAATTCATGGGCAAGAAAAGAACAACTCCGAGTTACAAAGAAAGAGTTGATGAATATACTTACAGAGGTCAAGACGGTAGTGAATATGAATTAATAGAAGATTTAGATACGGGTGATATGAAAATTACAAAAGATAAAATAGGTGGAAGAACCTATGGAGATGAAAGCGTTGAAGTTATAGAAGATAGAACTGAAATGGTTTTTAGAAAAGGCCAAATGGATGAAACTACAAAAGGCAAAAAACCATCTGATGAATATGAAGAATACAAAGTAGAGTTTGATCAAGATGGAACAGCTGCAGATGCAACAGATATAGATGAAATTTCTAAAATGGAAATAGTTGAAGAAGCCGGTGATCCTGATTCTTTAACACTTAAAAAAGCAGGTGGCGGTATCGCTAGAATGTTAGGTGAGTAATGAATCCGAAAGAATACAAACAGATGATGGACTACCTGACTCGATCAGGTATTAGAAAACAAGTTACGTTTGCATCAGACGTTGCAAGACCAGATCCAAAACCAGAAGTCAAAGAGATAGAAGCATTCAATGAGTTTAACAAACGTAATCCACGAGCTGATGGTGGACGGATTGGGTTTCAAGATGGAACTAGAAAAATTTACAAAGTTGCAAGACCTATTACTGAAATAGATAGAAAACAAAATCCTAATATACCAGATAATGCAAAATTTAAAATGCAAGTTCCAGGGGGAAAATTTAGAGGTAAAGGTTCTTCTACCGAAATGATTTATGATACAAACAAATCAAACTTAAATAAACGTCTTAAAGAAATAGAAAGTAATGTGTATGTAAAACCAAGTAAACCAAGAGAACCAATTCCTGATGATAGATTTTTAGTTAAAAAAAGTTCAAAAAGAATAAAAGAAAACATTAATAAAATTGAATATGAGGAAGTTTTAGGAAAAAAAAATCAACCTAATACTTTTAAATCAACTGGTAAAACAATAATTAGATACAAACCTTTTATAGGACAAGACAAAATAACTATACCAGGTCAAGGAGCTAAAACTTTAAAAGAAGCAGAAACATTTGTTAAAGATTATTTTAAAGCAAATCCTAAAAAAATAAGAGTTAGAGATCCTGAAAAAGATTATAGACAAAAAGATATAAGAAGACAGTTTGAAAAAGATCTACAAGGTAGAACAATTAAGTTTGGTGCACCAAAAGGATATACAGCTCATCACATGCTACCTCTAGCAGGAAAAGCAGATGTAACAGATAGCGATATAGCTATCATTAGTAATAAGATGAATGCAGAGTTAGCTCAATTTGATAAACCAATGAATAAATTAGTTAATGAAGCATATGCATTAGATTTTTCTAAAGAAGGTTCTTTAAAAAGAATGAATGAAATAAATCAAGAGCTAGCAGACATAGTTGCAAACGCTGAAAAAAAATTACCAAAAAAATATAAAGGATTAATTGGTTTTAATAAACTTACTCCAGTTCTTGAAGAGTTTGATGCTAAAGGTAATCAAGTGTTTGATGTAGAACGTATTGGTGCAGATTATAAAAAATCTATCGGAGGAAAAAAAACAGGAACACCACTTAAAGATATTAAAACTAAAAACATTAGACAAATGGTTTCTGACGCTCCAACTTTTAAAGCAAAAATACCAGGAATAACAGACTTATTTGAAATAGCTAAAACAATTCCAGATGATATTAAAAAAGCAAAATATTTAAAAGCTGGATTTAAATCTTTAGGTATTGCCGCTGCACCAATAGTTATTTATGATACATACAAAGCATTTGAACAAGGTAAACCTATCTTAGAATCTTTAGAAGCAGGTTTGATCGGAACAGATGCAATTGGTGGAACAAAAAGACTTTTATCACTTACACCTGAAGAAAGAGAAGCGAGAAGTGTTGTTAAACAAGATGCATTAAAAGATTTAAATCTAGACATGCCCATGGGTTTTGGTTTTATCGAAGGTCCAACACCAAAAACAGATATGACTTTACAAGAGGCACAACAGAAAATGGATGCAGGAATACAAAGAGTAAAACAGGAAGAGGCACAAAAAAATTTATTAAGATCACAAAGTAGAGGTTTTGGAACACCTGTAATGGCTGATCAATTTTTAGTAAATGGTGGTATAGTAGGAGATAAATCAGGCCCACCACCAGAATCAGGGCCTAACTCACAAGGGTTGCCTTCATTATTAAAACGTGTTAAGAAATCATAGGAGTATTAAATGGCAGATATAGATAAAGGACTCCCGAACACTAGAACTAAAATTGATGTTCCTTCAGAGGAGGAAATCAAAGAGATTGATGTTCAGGAAGAAGTTGTAGAAAAAGGACCAGTAGAAGTTATTCCAGAAGAAGATGGTGGAGCAACATTAGACTTTGAACCGGGAGCAATCAATATACCGGGCACAGAAAATCATTTTGATAATTTAGCAGATATCTTACCAGATGACGTATTAGAACCAGTTGGTAATGAGATGGTGCAAAATTATATGGATTATAAATCTTCTAGAAAAGAATGGGAGCAATCTTATACAACTGGTTTAGATCTTCTAGGATTTAAATACGAAAACAGAACAGAACCTTTTCAAGGAGCAAGTGGTGCAACACACCCAGTGTTAGCAGAGGCAGTCACACAGTTCCAAGCTCAGGCATACAAAGAATTATTACCAGCTGATGGCCCAGTTAGAACACAGGTCATTGGTGTTAAGAATCCACAGACAGAACAACAAGCTGTTCGTGTTAAAGATTTTATGAATTATTTAATTATGGATCAAATGCAAGAGTATGAGGCAGAGTTTGACTCTATGTTATTTCACTTGCCTCTTGCAGGATCTACATTTAAAAAAGTTTATTATGACCAACGTTTGGGAAGAGCGGTATCTAAATTTGTACCCGCTGATGAATTAATCGTTCCGTATACAGCTACCTCATTAGATGATGCGGAAGCGGTTATTCATACTGTAAAAATTTCTGAAAATGAATTAAGAAAACAACAAGTTTCTGGTTTTTATAGAGACGTAGAGTTAGGTCCACCAGGAATGGATTCTAATGATGAACTAAATAAAAAAGAAAGAGAATTGGAAGGCACTAAAAAAACTGGTAAGCAAGAACCAATTTACAATATTTTAGAGTGTCACGTAAATTTAAATTTAGAAGGTTTTGAAGAAGTCGGTGGTGATGGTCAACCGACTGGAATAAAATTGCCCTACATAGTAACTGTAGAAGAAGGCAGCCGAGTAGTACTCTCCATACGGAGAAACTATGCGCCCAATGATCTAAAGAAAAGTAAAATCCAATACTTTGTCCACTTCAAATTTCTGCCAGGACTAGGATTTTATGGCTTTGGACTCATTCATATGATTGGCGGATTGAGCCGTACCGCAACGGCGGCTCTCCGTCAATTATTAG